GCTACTATACATCAAAAGAGATTTTACTCAAAAACATGAGTCATTAGATTATAGAACTATCTATAACAGAATCGATAGATGACGAGAATATAATAGAGCCATTAGTACTCCAAAAAATAAACATTGATGAGCTAGATTTAAATATTATACTAACAATGACTAAAAAGAACACAGTTGGTAGACCATCAAAGATAAGCGAGGAAAAAATCAAAAAATTAGAAGAGGCATTTGCTATGGATTGTAGTGTCAGAGAAGCTTGTTTTTCTGCATGAATCTCAATCCAAACAATCGATAATATGAAAAAGGATTGAGATCTAGCCCTGAAATATTTAGAGAGAAAAAAGAAATTAGAGTTTAGTACGAAACAAGAAATAGACCAGAACATTACATGATGACTTACTATATCTTGGGAATGACAGAAGTAATAATCCCATACTCTCCAAGGGTACGACAAGCAAACGCACATAATAACATGAAGCGTTGGAATATTCTAGTATTACATAGACGTGCAGGGAAAACAGTGTTCTGACTTAATGAGCTACAGGGGAGGAAGGATGGTAAATGATGCCTTAATATTACTGAGGGAAGATTTGCCTACATTGCTCCTACATACAAGCAAGCTAAGAATGTAGCACGAGACCTAATAAAGAAATATAGTATAACAATACCTTGAATCGAATATAACGAGACTGAACTTACAGTGATATACCCTAATAGATCTAAGTTGAGGTTATACGGAGCTGACAACCCAGATAGTCTTCGTGGTATAGCATTGGACTGAGTAGTGTTCGATGAATATAGTCAACAACCTAGCAATATATTCTCGGAGATTATAAGACCTGCACTTGCAGATAGATTATGATGGGCATTATGGATAGGAACCCCAAAAGGGAAGAATGCTTTTCACGATTTATTTCAGTATGCTTCTGGGCGTGATGACTGGCAGGCATTACTACTCAAAGCATCACAATCTCATATTATACCTACTGAAGAATTAGTAGATAGTAGAAAATTGATGACACAAGAGGAATATGATCAAGAGTTCGAGTGTAGTTTTGATGCAAGTATTAAGTGAGCATATTATGCAAATGAGTTGTCTATATGTAGGCAAGAGTGAAGAATAAGAAAATGAATATACGATCCGTTGTTGGATGTATATACAGTTTGGGATTTGTGAGTAAGCGATTACACCTCTATAATATTCTTTCAGTTGTATGGTTGAGAAGTAAGAATAATAGATGAGTATGAGTCGAATAATAGATGATTAGACCATTATTTTAATTTAGTTAAAGACAAGAACTATAGATATGAGAAGCATTATTTTCCGCATGATATACAAGTTAAAGAACTCACATCATGAAGTACTAGGCGAGATTTTGCACAAAAGTCATTATGATATGGTAAGTGTGAAGTAGTACCAAGCCTTAAGATTCATGATGGTATCAATGCATCAAGAATGATGTTCTGTAATGTTTTCTTTGATGAGTCTAAAACAGATGCACTACGCAACGCATTAGCAAGCTATAAACAAGAACGAGACGATAAAAGATGAGTGTTCAAAGACAATCCAGATCATGATTGGTCAAGTCATTATGCTGATGCTTTCAGATACTTATGAGTTATCTATAGGAAGATAACACAAGTGCAAGAACGCAATCAAGTATTTGATGTTTCAAGTGATTTATTCTCTTAATTTATATATGTTCTACATTGATTGGACCAGGTTCAATTTGCAAGAGATTAGTTTCATACAGCTTTATTTTATCAAGCGTATCCCTAGTCAACGTATTATGGACAGAATGAAAATTAAGAAGACAAGATTTTATGAGATTAAGAAACGTACAGAGGAAGCTATACAGATAGATTACAGGAAGGCTAAGTTTAAAAATCCAAGACTTAAGCCTATTGATTATGAGTGGGAATCAATAACTGAAATAAAAATACCAGCAACAGAATACTCATTACCCTATATGCAGACTAGATATATTGAGCTTATAGGCAAGATACCTAATAGATATAAAAACGATACAGAATGGTTAGCACAAAAAATAGCTTGACTTTCCGTTGATACGTAGACAAAAGGCAATTAATTTATTCATTATGTATTAATGGCTGAGAGGTATTTTGGATATAGTCATGATGAAGTATGTGCACATTTACAGAAAGAGTATGACAACTCTAGGAATTTTGTCAATCAGAAACGCACACTCTTTAGAGAAAGGATGAAGGACTACACTAATGTAAGTGCAGACAAGGACAAGATATATGTAAGGCTAATTTATTCTGTTATGCAGACATTATTGGCATTACAGTATGAAGACAAAATGAATGCTGACTTTGTTGGTAGGCAATTATGAGCAGATGAGGTAGCTAATCAGCTCAATGCATTAGCAGAGTTCGATTATGAGGAAATGGATATGGACACAAAGAACTACAAACTAGAATGGGACAGATTATTCTATGGTGTAGGTATTCTTATGTTTGACCATTGGGATTCAATTAAAAAGTGCCCTGTATATAGGAGAGTATCACCACTTGTATGGATACCAGATTGTAATCCTGATGACATTGATGGCGAGAAGTATCATCAATTTGAACTAGAGGTATCTATGTCATACCTAGAAAGTAGAAAATGTTATAATCTCAAGAAACTAGGGAAAACCATCAATGACCAGATAGAGCAGAATAAGCAACAAATGCATAGTAATAGAGCTCTTAATACTGTCGTGACATTAGATAATATTCCAGTCAATTATTGTTTTACTACTCTTGGTGGTAAGAAATTCTTTGTACTTACTGGGATGGGTAATAGTGTTGTATTGGAGATGTTTCAAATAGATGCAGTGATGGAGGAAGAGAAGAAAGATGCTAGAAATATTAAGTTTCCAGTTTTTACGTTCCATTATTCTCCTCTTGATTACGATCCATTTGGCGTAAGTGTTCCAGATCTATTAGCAGACAAACAAAGAGCGATGCAACTACTCCTTAATCTTGAGAAGACTAAGGCTTGGCAAGCCGCTTTCGGAGGAATCTATGCTGTAGATACTAATAGAGTGAATATAAATGATTTAACTAGACCTAGTACTACAACTAGATATATAAGCCTTAAGGGTTGAGATTTAACTAATGCAGTTGTAGAGATTCCACGCAGTAGACCTGATCAAGATGTAGCAATGGTGCAATGACAAATTAAGCAACAAGCTACACTAGACATATGATTAGATGAGAGAAGTTTATGAGTAGGTGGTTGAGTAAATATCACAGCTACAGAGAATCAGAGAATCCAAAAGAATGCGAACCTTAAACAGATATTGAATACTAAATTGAAGAATAACTCATGGAAGAGATTCTGGGCTGATTGGTATAAAAGATATTATGAGAATTTCACACGAACAGATCAGAAAAACATAATTATCAATACTAAGGTCTCTATGAGACCTATAGTCATCAAAAGAAAAGATATAGTATCATGATATGATTTAGATGTAAAGATTGTCTCAACATCTGAGCGTGAAGCAGAGAGAGAGAAGGAAAAGATGACATTCCCACTCGTGTTGCAGACAATTGTAAATGACCCGTCATCCCCTCTTGTCTCTAAAAGAATGGCACTAAGAAAGAATGCAAGATTACATGGTGCAACAAATGAGGAGGCAATGATGTATTTCCCAGCAGATGGTACAGAATTGCAGGCATTGAATAATGTAGAGTTACTTAATAATAATGTGTTACCAGACGTAAGGGAAGCTTCTATGGATCCGTTCACGCATAGAATTATAGCACATAGAGCTATTAATACTAAGGCTAAATTTGCATACATTGAAGCATTGACAATGCTAGAGATACGCTTGTGACAAAAACAATATGCTACACAGTGAGGTAATGGGCAATGAATGATGAATCAGATAGCTAATAGAGCAATGCAACAACCAGAGCAAGAAGCCTCATCTTTACAAGATTTAAAGTAACATGTATACAGAGAAGATTAATCATATGCAGACATTGAAGCTTTCAGCACAATGGGAGGTGATTAAAGAGTGGTTACAAGAGAGTGTAGAGCATCTCAATAATGCAATACTAGTTGTAGTAGATGATGAGTTCAACAAGGTGAAGTATAATGAGCATGATCTAAACAGAATCAAAAGAGCCATGTATATCAAATTAAGTAATCTTCCTGACGAGATAATTAACTATTATGATAATCAGGTAAAAGAAGATGAAGAGGAGTCACTTTAGTATAGTAAGGGCGGAGTTATTCGCTCTTACAATTACTGAAACGGCTTGCAACCGACAGTAGCCCATACGGGCATATTTACCACTTATACTATCTCATGACAGATGAGACGCTGGAGAGCATAAACTCAGAGGCTCAAATTGATGACGGTCAACAAGAGCCAAACAATCCAATTCAGAATGGTGTCAAGAAGTTACTCTCACAGAGAAACAGCTACAAGGTAGAAAACGAACAGTTAAAAGCTGAATTAGATGCGATGAAGATGGAGCTTAATCAGTCAATTACTCAACAATTTAGTGAGCGTGAACGTACACAAGAGAGGCTTAGCTTCGCACAAACGTACTGAGACGAGAATCTCGCTATAGTAGAGGAAGTAATTGCAAAGTATCCTACTATCTCGTATGCTGACGCACTTAAGATTGCTAAGCCAGAGGAATTTGTCGCATCACGTTGACAAACTATCTCTATGCAAGGCAATATCCCTAATAGGGTTACTGTTGATAAAACTACCAAGGAGATGAGTACTGATGAGTTGAAACAGATTGCACAGAAAGAATTGGAAGCAATGGGCATTCGCTCATTCTATCCTCTTTAATTCTTTTTTGTTTATTAATTATGACAGCAACTTTAACAACAAACGTGATGACCGCTGGTGGTCTAGATGAATTAGTATCACGTGAAGCACTTGGTGCATATCACGAGGCACTTTTCTTCGCACAATTAGCTAAAACTGTTGAACTCCCACAAGGATACAATACGTATCAGTTCACTACTGTTGATTCTATGACTGGATCTGTAGCTTCTCTCACTGAAGGCACAGTTCCTACAGAGGTTGACTTTAGAT